ATGGAAAGTCACAACGTCAAAAAGCGTCTCGATCAGGCGCACGAGGCGGCGGACGATTTGCAGCCTCTATACGAGAAGATCGGCGGTGCGATGGTTTTCCGCACCCAGCGCCGCTTTGAAACGGAAACCGACCCGGCCGGAAAGAAGTGGCCACGACTGAAGCCACGGACCGCTGCCAAGCGCATCGGTTCCGGCCGTCGCGGTTATGAAAACATGCTGCGCGTGAAGCTCCGGCTTTATCAGAGTATCACCTATCAGGCCGACGCAACGAGCGTCGCGACCGGCACGAACGTCATCTACGCGGCCATTCAGAATTTGGGCGGCGAGATCAAGCAGGCCGAACGCCAGCACACGATCTATCAGAAATACAATGAAAAGACTGACACGCTTGCGCCGCGCTTCGTGAAGAGAAGCCGATCGAACTATGCCCGCGATGTCACCATCAAAGCACGCACCATCAAAATTCCGGCACGCGAGTTCCTCGGCTTTGGCGATGGCGACCGCAAGGAAGTTCTCAGCGTTACCGAAGGCCATTTCCGCACCGAAGGCGGATTTGAAGGAGGCAATCAATGAGCACCGTGGCCGAAATCATCGCCAAGCTCGCCGCAATCGAACCGCCTGTCTTCCGCATCGTCGGCGGCGCGGCCGAGTTCGCGGCGATCCAGAACGTGCCGAAGGCAGTGCCTGCGGCCTATGTCATGACGCTGCAGGAAGCTTCCGGCGAAAACGAGCGGACCAACGGGCCGGTTTTACAGCCGACCGCTTCCGATATCGGTGTCGTCATCATCACCGGCAATGTGAGCGACGGGCGTGGCGATGCAAGTTCCCGCGATATCGAGACGCTGAAGCCGCTCGTCCGCAAGCACTTGATCGGCTTTCTGCCGTCCTCGGCCGAGGACGGCATGTCGCTGGAGCATGTGTCCGGTGAGTTGCTGAAGGCTTGGGCCGGAACCGTCTGGTGGCAGGAAGTCTATGCCGCCGCATCCTTCTTGGAAGAACAACCTGAAGCTGGAGGCCTTTGATGGCGAAGTCAGATGCATCGGCGGCGGCTCGCCCTGGTGGGCGCTATTACCGCGATCCGCAAACCGGCGCTGTGGTGCCGGAAGCCGACTACCACCGGCCAACGCCGGAACCCACCGAAGAACCTGAAACGCCAGCAGCGCCGGTCGCTCCGGCCAAGAGGAAAGGGAACTGACCATGGCAAAGCGTTATTACAAGAAGCTGGCGCTGCTTGCGAAGCTCGAGGCGAACTATGCGGTGGACTCGGTGCCGACCGGCGCGGAGAATGCAATCCTCGCCACCAACGCCACCATCACGCCACTCGCCGGTGAGGAAGTCTCCCGCGACTTGCTGTTGCCTTATCTTGGCAACCAGGGCGTGGAATTGGTCGGCACCTATGTCCAGCTCGAATTTGACGTCGAGGTCGCCGGCGCTGGCGAGCTTGGCAAGGCCCCGGCCTATGGTCCGCTCCTGCGGGCCTCGGGTTTGTCGGAAACGATCGAAGTCGGCGTCAAGGTCGACTACCAGCCGGTATCGGACGGTTTCGAGGCCGCGTCTGTCTATTACAACAGTGACGGCGTGCGCCACGTCATGCTTGGAGCGCGTGGCAACGTCACCTTCGGGTTCACGCCGAAGCAGATCCCGCGCTACCGGTTCACCCTGCAGGGACTGCTCGGCACGATTACCGACACGCCGCTGCCGGCAGTCACCCTTACCGGGTTTCAACGACCGATTCCGGTTTCCAAGGCCAACACCACATTTTCGCTGTTTGGCCTCGCCGGTGTCACTGAAAGCGTAACCTTCGATCTCGGCGAACAGGTGGAGGGCCGGTTCCTCATTGGCAGTGAAAGCATCGAAATTACGGATCGCGGGTCGAGCGGTCAGGCCGTTATCGAAGCCACGTCGCTCGCCATCAAGGACTGGTTTGCCCTGGCGCAGGATCGCACACGGGGTGAACTGACGCTCGTGCATGGCACGGTTCCCGGCAACACGGTCGAGATCTTCTCGCCCGGTGTCGAGATCGGCCGGCCGACCGAAGGCCAGACCCAGAACATTCGCAATTACACGCTGCCGCTTACCTTCTGCCCATCAGAGGCGGGCGACGACGAAATCACCATCACCGTTCGCTAACCCGGTTTTCAGCCCATGCTGAAGGCCCATTGAAAGGCCCGTTAAATGAAGTTCAAGCTGGTCGACAAGTACGCATATTGGTGGCCCGTCAAGGTCTCGGTTCCTGATCCTGATCGTCCTGGCAAGTTCCTCAATCAGACATTCGACATGAAATTCGAGGCGCTCTCGAAATCCGAGGCAGATGCCATGAGCGACGATTTCATGCGTCTGGAAAGTGACGAGGAGCGCGTGAAGCAGCGCGACAACATGCTCTATCGGATCTGCAAGGACTGGCGTGGCGTGCAGGACGACGATGACAAATCTGATGTGCCATTTTCGGACGCGACGTTCGCCCAGGCGATGCAGTGGAGCTGGTTCCGAACTGGTGTCTATGTCGCGTTCTCGGAGTCGCTGGCGGGCGAGCAGGCCCGAAAGGGAAACTAACCAGCGCGGCCAGAGCGTGGGCGCTTTCGCGCTCCGGCCGTGCGGAAACCCGATTGCCTGCCCAGTTGGACGATGCTGTCCGGCGCGATTTTGAAAGCTTCGGCTTCACGATCGAGGGCAGCGAAGACGCCGAGCCGGAAGATCATGTCGAGGTTTGGTCCGAATGCTGGAACGCCTTCCTGATCTGGCTTGATTGCGAAACGCAATGGCGCGTCGCCGCTGGAATGTCGGGCTTTCATTGGCTTGGCCTTGATTACACGGCGGTCGATGTCGTGTTGCGCCGGCGCAATGCAGATAACGCCATTTTTGATGATTTGCGCCTGATGGAAGCGGCGGCGCTGGAAACGTTTGGAGAGGTAGTCGAATGACATCACCGATGCGGTTGTCGATGATTATCACTGGCGATGCCAGCGGCCTGAAAAGCGCGACTTCGTCCGCCAAGGCCGATGTTGCCAACCTCAACAGCACGGTTGCACAGTCCTCGGCCACCATGAAGGGGCTTGCCGCCAGCAACGACCAGGCCGCCGCCTCATCTCGGCGCGCCACCGAGGCCGCACGCGGTCAGGCGCTTGCAGAAAACGAATTGCGTTCGAAAGTCTCCGGCTTCCTCGGCATTCGTTCGGGCATGACCGATAGTTCCATGGTCGAGCGCCAGCGCGAGTTGCAGGCTTATGGCCGGGAGTTGGATCAGGTTCGGGCGCAATACAAGCCGCTGATGGACGCTCAGCAGCGGCATCTGTCGCTGCTCGCCGAACTGAATGCAGCCGAGAAGATTGGAGCGATCACGGAGGAGCAACGCGTTGCCTCGATCGCAAAGGCGCAGGCTGCATATTCCGCGCAGGTCGCGGCCATCCAGTCGGGCGGCGCTGTGGCTGCAAAATCGACAGCACTCGCGTCCCACGAAGTGACCAATCTGAGCTATCAGCTCAATGATATCGTGGTGATGCTCGCGTCCGGACAAAGTCCGTTCTTGCTGATGATGCAGCAGGGCGGACAGGTTGCGCAGATCATGGGCAACCGTGGACTGGGCGAAATCTTCCCGGCGCTTCTCGTGGGCATGAAATCCCTGATTACGCCGACGACCCTTCTCATGGTCGGCTTTACGGCAGTCGGTTACGCCGCGAGTTATGCCCTGGACGGCATGTTCACCAAGACCCGTAAGGTCAGCGAAATCACCAGTGAACATGAAGAACAGGTGCGCAAGCTCCGCGATGCCTACCAATATGCCGGTACCGGGGCGGACGAGTATTATCGCCGCGCAATGGCTGGTTCGCGTATTGCTGCCGCAGCGACGCGACAGGAACTGGACAAGGCCATCCAACGCAGTTCTCAAGCGGTTGCGAGCGAAGCCTATGTCCAGAACTACGGTGCTGACGTTTGGGTGGTCGATACATCTTACAACGCCTTTGCCGAGGCGCTTGAGCACTTGCGTATGACGGCCAAGGAAGGCCAGCCCGATATCCTCGGGTTCAGGAAGATGGTCGAGGACCGCTGGAGCCTTGAGCCGAACAATGAAAAGCTCCTGAAAACCGGCCTTGCGCTTCTCGGCGTTGCAAAAAACGGTCTGGAAGCCGCCGAGTCCCTGGATAAAACATCACCCGCAGCGATCCGCGCTGCGAATGCCGTCGAGGCGGCGGCACGGCGGATGGACCACTACAAGGAAGCCTTGTCCGGTCTGCGGGAGATTGCCGCTCCCGAATTGAGCGATCGGCGACAAGTCGAAAATCAGTACGCCACGGCTCGCGGCAATGCCGGTGATGGCAATGAGCGATCGGACGCCGATCGACAACGCGCAGAAGCGCTCGCCCGCATCACTGCCCAGGAGCAGCGCCAGATCGAACTCGCCCGCGTGGATATCCAGTTGCAGGCAGCTCGCAATCCGCTGACCCGTGCGGAACTGACCGCGCAGCGCGAGCGCATTCAGCTTTCCGGCATGGAGATCGACGCGGCAGAGGCTGAGAACCGCGTTCGTCAGGCCCGTAATCAAGTCATGGCCGAGGCGATGGCGCAGTCGTCCGCACAGATCCTCGACATGCGAGCCGAGGCGGCAGCGCGGGCGAAGGTCAACGACGCGATCGCGGCCGGTACGGTCAGCGCGGCTGACGCGGAGCAGTATCTGCGCGCAGAGAGCGAATTGCGACCGCTGATCACGGCAGCTGCGCGAGCCGAGGGTGACGAAAAGCAACGGCTTCTGTCGATCATTTCGCAGACGGTCGAAGGCTATCAGGCGCTGGCCAAGGAAGAACGCCGCGCCAGCGCTGAAGAGTACATCCGGTCACAACGGGACCGCATCGAGTTGATGCGTGCCGAGCTGAGCGTGGTTTCCGCTGGCGAGGCCGAACGCGAGCGCATGCTCGATCAGTTGGAGACAGAACAGGAAATCCGCCGGAGAGGCCTGGACGTTGGCAGCGCCGAAGCGAACATGATGCGGCAGAATACCAAGGTCAGTTCCGAACTGCGTGCGGAGATAGAGAAACAGCGAGACGCATGGACATCCGTCAGATCGACTGGCGAAGACGCCATTGATGGCATTTTCGATGCGCTGGGAAATGGTGATTACAAGGACGCTCTGAAGAGTATCGCTCTCGATATCACGCGTACATTCACCGATCTCGCCGTCAAGAACCCGCTCAAGAATTCCCTGCTCGGCACCAGTTACGGGACGCTGGACGATCTGTTCAAAGACAATGCCGCAGGCGGCCTGCTGTCGGCGTTGACGGGTGGGAAATCTGTCGGGGCCATGAATGTTACCGCCGCGACGGTCATGATCAACGGCGGCGTGACAGGAGGGCTGGCGAGCTTTTTGGGCGGGTCCGCTCCGGCCGCGAACACGAACATCACGTCGGTCATGAACAACGCCGTGCAGTCCGTGACCAAGGCGACGGATCAGGCGCTGAACTTCGTCGGCAACTATAAATCCGGTGTCGATGCGCGGTTGACGGATATCCTCAACACGGCCGCATCGTCATTCCCCGGCCTCAAGATTGATGCCATCTCGGGCCTGAGGCCGGGAGACAGCCGTTTCCATGGTCAGGGCTTGGCGACCGATGTTCAGCTCACCGAGCTCTTGTCCGGCAAGATGCTTGGCAATTATCAGGACGCCAGTTCTTTCCGTACCTATGAGCAGTTTGCGCAGACGGCGCGCGGCGTGCAGATGGCGAAATACCCAGAGCTTGCCGATCAGTTCCGCTGGGGCGGCTATTTTTCGGGCGGCAAGGGGCAGTACGGCGCGCTCGACACCATGCATTTCGACCTCGGCGGCAGACAGGCCGGAATGGCCGGTGGCTCCTGGGCGGGCGGCCTGACAAGCGGGCAGCGCAGCCTTTGGCCCGGTGTCGATAGCCAGGGCATGGATACCGCGTCCGCCGCACTCGAAAAGCTTGGATCGAGCGCGGGAGCTACGAGCGGCTCGCTATCGGGCTTTGGTTCCGGCCTCGGTACAGCTGGCAAAGGACTGGATCAGCTCGGATCCGGCTTCAATAGTTTTGGCAAGCAGCTCTCCAGCTTCGCAGCCGGTGGCAGCGGCGGCGGGCTCGGCATATTGTCCGCGCTTTTCCCCAACGCCGGCAGCTTTTCCAGTGGCCAGCTCGCCGGTGCAATTGCAAGCGGGTCGATGGGCTTGTGGGATAGCGGCGGCTGGACCGGACCGGGCGGCAAGTATGACGTCGCCGGCATCGTGCACCGGGGTGAAGTCGTGTTTTCGCAAGAGGATGTGGCGCGCCATGGCGGCGCGGCGGCCGTCGATGCCATCCGCCTCGGCAGGCGCGGCTATGCGTCAGGCGGAGTTGTGTCCGACAGCGGGCCGTCGCCGATCGCGCGTCTCAACAGCGCGGCCAACAGCAATCCGGCACAAGGCAGCTCCGGTCGCAATACCGCGAACTTCAACATCAATCTGGAAGGCGCACGCGGCAATAAGGAGATCGAGGAGTCGGCCTACCTCGGCATGCAGCGCGCACTGGAGGAGTACGACATGCAATTGCCGGATCGTGTCCAGGAGATCAGCGAAAAGCCGAGGTGGCGGGGATGAGCGCGCTTCCGTTATCCGCCGTCTATGACCGCCTTCCGATCATGACGTGCAATTTCTCAATCCAGCGGAATGACGAGACCGACGAAATCGGTAGCGGCGACTTCTGGCAGGCCGAGCTGTCGAAGCCGCGCTGGGCCGCTGACGTGACGCTGGCGCGCGGCCGTCACCAGGAGCTGAAGGAAGCGGCCGCGCGCATTCGGATGCTCGACGGCGCACGGCAGTCTTTCCTGATGTGCGATCCGACCAGCCTTTATCCGTACGCGGATCCCCGTGGGACCATCTTCGGTGCCTCGACCGTCTCTATCCGCGAGATCGGCCCCGATCGCGTCACGGCGCGCATGCAAGGGTTTCCGGCCGGGTACGTCCTGACGATCGGCGACAAGCTGCAGGTGACCTACAGCAATGGACAGCAGCACGCTTATGTCGAGGTTGATGCAAGCGCCGTTGCCAGTGCGGCCGGCAATCTCGACGTGGCGATTTTCCCGCGCCTTTCGGTCCTCATCGCCGCAAACGATCCGGTGACGATCATTCGGCCCGCATGTCCGGTGGTGGTGATGCCCAACAGCCACAATCCCGGTACCGCCCGCCGCGCGATCACTGAAGGCGCGGCTTTCAAGGTCACACAGAAAGTGAGGGTATAGCCGTGAGAGCAGCGACCGCCGCTTTTGTCGATCAGTTGAACAATGCGCCGCGTGACGGCCTGGTGCCCAGACAGGCTGTCTATTTCACCGTGAAGGAACGCGCCACCGGGAACCCGCGCGAGATTGGCCTTTGGACCGGCGAAGAGGATTTGAACCTGACCGTTTATAGCGGTTTTGATGGGGCAATCGTTTCGCGCCCATACCGCGCCGATGTCATCAGCAAGATCAGCGATATTCCACGCGTCTCTGATTTCACCATTCAGACCGTCACGGTCGATCTGTCACAGATCGCCGACGCCGCCATTAAGCTTGTCGGCGAATACGAAGCGCGGCTTGGCAAGGTCGAGATCCATGATGTGCTGATTGATCCCCGAACCGGCGACCAGATCGGACCGGGCTTGATCACCTTCCTCGGCATCATTGACGGCGCGCCGGCCAAAACCCCGCGCATAGGCGGAACAGGTTCGATCAGGGTCAAGATCGTCTCGGAAGTCATGGCGATGCTGTCGCGCCCCAATCCGCGCAAGTCCTCCTATGAGGGCCAGAAAACGCGCGATGGCGACGAATGGGGCAAATACGCCTCGACCGTTTCCAGTTGGAAAATTCCATGGGGGCAGAAGAAGGCCACATGATCGAGCTGAAGCGCCGCCCAGACTGGCGGGAACACTACGAAGCCGCCATAGACGAAATTACCGCTACGCCGTTCCAGTGGGGCATCCACGATTGCGGACCGTCGCTCGCCGGCCGGATCGTGAAAGCCATCACAGGCGCGGATCTGTGCGCCGAGTATCACGGTACCTATTCAGATGCGCTTGGCGCGGCACGGATCATCCGCGAGGCCGGATTCACGTCGCTCGCCGAAATGGTCGGCTCGATGCTGCCGCAGGCGCATCCGAGCGAGGCATGCATTGGTGACATTGCCGCAATTGAGGCTGACGGGCCGATCGGGTGCGGGCTGGGCGTCGTCAATGGCGAGCGCATCTATGTGCTGACCGAAACCGGGATCGGCACCGTCGATCTTCTCGAAGCAAAGATGATCTTCAAGGTGGGGCGGCCGGAATGATCTTCAAGACGCTTTTAGCACTCATTATAATAGTACTGACCGCCACGCCGGCCGGGGCCGATCCGATTACCGGAGCAGTCGTGGCTTTCGGCGCCAAGATGCTGCAGTCCTTCGGCAGTGTGCTGTTTCAAGCCGCCATGATGGTCGGCTCCAGCCTTGTCCAGCAATACATGGCGCGAAAGGCGCAAAAGAAAGCCGCCGTCTCCGGCATCACACTTGAACTGAAAATGGGCGACGATCAGCCCCTGACGTTCCCGATCGGCGAGCGCGGCGTGGCCGGTCGACGCAAATACGCCGGCACGTTCGGGAAAGACGGCGGCACGCCGAATGCCTATGCCGTCGACGTGATCGAGATATCGTCATTGCCATCCTTCGCTGGCCCGCGGGGGCTCGAGAGCCTTTGGATTGACGATGAGAAATGCACCATCCTGTGGAATGAGCCCGACCCATCGGGGCGCGGCTATCCGATCAAGGAATTCCGCAAGGACGGCAAGGACAATATCTGGATTTGGTATCTGGACGGCTCGCAGACCACGGCGAACCCCTATCTCATGTCGAAATTTGGAGCTGACCCGGATCGCCCGTTCACCGACAAGATGATCGGCCGAGGCTGTCAGGTGATCATCCTGACGACGCGACAGAATCAGGATTTGCAGCTCGGCGGAAGCTTGCCTGCCGTAATCGCGGAACCGATGCCCACATGCTTCTACGATCTGCGCCTTGACAGCACGAACGGCGGCAACGGTCCGCAGCGCTGGAGCGATCCGTCGACCCGGACGCCGTCCAGAAATCCGGCCATCATCATGTATAATATTATTCGCGGCATCTATTACGGTGATGAGTGGGTCTACGGTGGTCAGAACATTTCGGCTTTCCGGCTTCCCGCCTCGGCGTGGATCGCAGCTGCGAATGAATGCGATCGGCTTGTGCCGGGACCGGATGGCGATGAACCGCAGTTCCGCTGCGGTTATGAAATTTACGTCGATGTCGAACCACTGGAAGTCATTGAAGAGTTGCGCCTCGCATGCCTGGGGCGGCTGGCCGAAGTCGGCGGCATGGTCAAGCTCCTGGTCGGCGCGCCGGGATCGGCCGTCTATTTCTTCGATGATAAAGGCGTCGTTGTAACACGCGATCAGGATTTAGACCCGTTCCCGTCGATTTCGAGCACCAACAACCTGATCTCCGCGACCTATCCTGAGCGCGCCGAACGCTGGGTCATGAAGGATGCGCCAGAGCGGCGCAACCTTGATCTGGAGCGCGATGACGGCGATCGGTCCCTGCCGCTGCCCGTCGCGTTCGAGGCCGTCCCATTCTCCGGTCAGGTTCAGCGCTGCAGCGACACGATGATCAAGGAGAACCGGCGTTTCCGCACCCAAATCATTACTCTACCGCCCGCTGCATGGGTTGTGGAGCCGAACGATGTTGTGTCGTGGACATCGGCGCGGCGCGGGTACACAAACAAGAAGTTCATTGTCACGCGCGGCAACGGCCAGACCGGCATGCTCCAACAGATGGCGCTGCGGGAACTTGATCCGAGCGACTATACGCCGCCCTCTGTCATCCTGCCGCCTGTCATCGGCTGGATCGGGCCGATCACCACTCCGCCGCATCCCATGTACGGATGGAGGATGGAGGCGGCTGTTTTGCCCGATCATCTTGGACGGCCGCGCCGCCCGACCGTGCGCGTCTCCTGTGCGCCGGATCAGGACGGGATAACGCATGTCCATGTCCGGCTGCGCATTGCCGATGTCGGCAGCGTCATTTTCGACAGTGACAGGACGCCATATGGTCCGCCGTATTCCTGGAACCTTGATGCGAATTTGCCGCCGAACGTTTGGGTTGAAGGCCAGGGCCGCTACATCGCGGCGGATGGGCACCCAACCGAATGGAGCGAGTGGATCGCCGTCAAGACGGAGGATATCCGTTTTGGACCCGATGACCTCTACGACATCGATATCGGCCAATTTAATGATCACCTGAAAGACCTCTACAGGTGGGCCGAGGACGGTCGGCGCGAAATTCAGGACGAGCTGTCGCGCGTGGCGGATCTGGCTACCGAGCAGAACAGCGGCGCATTCCTCCAGTTCGAGCAGCTGCGCACGGCGATCAATCTCAAGTTCAAGAATGTAGAGGCCGACTACACCAATCTGGTCACACTGGCCGTTGGTCCGAATTCAGCCATCGTCTCGCGTGTCGAGACGCTTGAGGTAAAATTCAATCAGGATTTCGCCAGCTTCGAGCAGTTGTTCCGCGCCACGATCGACAGCGTGAACGGCAGGATCACGGCCGGGGCCGACAGCATCCAGGCGTTGACGGCAAAAGTCGGCAACGTCGAATCGAGCATCAACATTCGTGGTCAGGTGGTCGCCGGCGCGAATGGATTTGCGCGATGGGGTGTCCAGCTCAAATCCGGCACCACCGACAATTGGTTGCCCGCCGCATTCTTCATTGAGTCCGACGGCACCACCAGCCGCGCCATCTTCGACGTCAATCAGTTCATCGTTCGCAGTGGAGCGTACTCCGCCGCGCCGCTGACCTTCATCAATGGCGAACTGACGTCTCGTATCGCCAACATCGGCGAAGTGACATCCGGCTGGATCCACTCTCCGGATCTCATGGTCGATTTCAATCTCACCAATAAGACTCTCATTTTCAGGGACAACACGTGATGGCGGATCGTGTTTACATCACCGGCAATAATGCGCGGCTGATCACATCGAAGCCCGGACACAATGCGTCACCTTCGCTTGCCGATGACTTCAAATCCTTTGACAGCAACTGGTTCTATGGAGGGGCGATCCGCTGGATCGGTAAGGTGACTGTGCCCCATCGCAATACCGGGGTCTATTATACGTTCCCTCAGCCGCTGAATTTCATACCCGCGATTGTCGTGATCAAGACGCTCCCCCTGAAATCGTACCAGGGGGATAACAGGCCAGCGGCCGGCATCTGTGTGTCTGCGGACGCCAACACCCGGCCATTGAACAACCTTCAGGTGACGAGCCAGCGCGTCGGACCATTCCCAACGGATGGAGCCTATACGCAGTTTACCTATGACGCCTATGTCGTGGTGTTCGAGGCTTAGATGGCAGATCGCATCCTCATAGGCCTGCGCGGCGACGAAATGGGTGTCTGGGTATCCCTTCCAGGGCGCAACGTTGGCAACGCTGCGGATCGGATGATTTTCAGCTCGCAGTACGACTACCTGAAAATTCACGCCCAGGGCACGTATCAAATTCAGCGCTACGCGGGCACTTCAAACCCATATCTTTATGAGGGGAGTGTTCAGTTCCCGAAGCTCGATTACTACCCGCTGCATATGTGCAGCTTTTGCGTGGGCGACGACAGCCGTCGGATTTTCTTCCCGAATGATAGCAGTCTCGACTCCAGTCTGCTGCCGAACTGCGAGTATGTGATCACCGACAACGCCATCTATTTTTCAATCCGAGGCTACAATTTCAGGCAGGACGTCTTTGTTCGCTGGGTGGTGTTCAAGAACAAGTTGGCGGACCTATGAAGGACCGGATCATCATATCTCCATCCGGCATCCGCGCGTCCAAGCGCGGATTTGACGCCAATAATGCAGCCGACATCAATATGGCCATGATCCCCGGCATGGATCCGATGATCCCGGCATTTTCCAGTTTCGCCAATTTCGCCGGTGGCGGCAGTCAGGATTTTGCTTTGCCGCAGCCGCTCACCACGATTCCCTACATCGTGCTGCGCGGCAATGACAACAAGGCGGCAAATCGCCGGTCCTACTGCGCTGAGATCTGGCTCGACAACAATGCCTACCGCACCGTGCGCATCCGCAACATCGACGGTGTGGCGCGCACCGTCACCTTTTTCGTTCTCCGCACCAGCTAATTGAAACGAGGTTCCTATGTCCGATGATCACTCTCCTTTGATGCCTCCCGCCGAAATGCCCGGCAAGCGGATCGAACTCGATCCGGCCGCCGTTGCGGAAGAAGCGCTGGCTCTTAACGACTATTTCAAAACCCGCAATCTGGTTCTGGCAAATGGGATCAGCACCCTCCGGCGCGAACTGAGAGAGATGGAAGCGGCCAGGGCGGCCGCCGAAGAGGAGCTGAGTAATGCACGCGGTGACCGCGATGTCCTGTTTGCCGATCTGACCACGGCTCAGGCCGAGATCAACCGCCTGCGAGCAGAATACGGCGCTGACGAGCCAAGCCAATCTTTAGAGGAAATGGACGGATCGGAGGTGCCTTATGGCCATTAGCACAGGCCCGAGGCCTGACTACGACCTTGGCAAGGTGACGCTGACGGCCGGGCTCGACGTGTTCACCACGGTGGGCGGCTCGCTCGATATCATAGCCGTTCAGGCAGGTGATACGATCCTGACCCCGTCCGGGCTATTTCTGGTCATTGCGGAGATCACCGGGGCCGAAAGCGGAAAGCTGGTATTTCCTTGTCCGGCCCAGGCGGCGGGGGTCGATCTTCCCCTGCGCATCCGTTTCCAACCTGAGGGCAGTCGCCTGATGGCGACAGCGGCCGCCATCCTCTCGCGCTTCAGCAGCGGCAATGTCACCTCTCTTGCCGATCTCGAGAGCCAAGCGAATACGATGCCATTCTTTTCCGGCATTGGGCAAATGGAGCTCGCGGCGCTGACCGCTTACGCGCGTACGCTGCTGGACGATCCAGATCAGGCAGCGGCGCTCGCGACCCTTACAAACGGATCGAGGCTCGGCACCATCGCTACCGGCGCTGCAGATCTCAACACCATTGCCGAAAATGGCTTCTACGGAGCGGACAGCACCACCTTAAACCGACCGGGCGATGGCGGTAACTGGCTCGTCTTTCATATGGCGAGGACATCAACGATCCATACCCAATTTGCGCTCAGCAGGGCGACCGCTGATATCCAGTACCGCTATAACAACGGCACCGAATGGAAGCCTTGGGAACGCGTGGTCACACAAAGCATTGCGGACGCAACTTACCTCTCGTTCATCGCCGCGCAATCGCTCACGTCTGGGCAGCGGTTGCAGGCCGCGGCGAATTTGGGATTTGCGCAAAGCCTTAGTGCTAACGGATACCAGAAACTGCCATCAGGGCTGATCTGTCAAATCGGCAGCCAGGTCGTCACGCTTGCGGCGACAAATGCGGGGGTTGTCACTCTCCCAACGGCATACCCGGCCAATCATGTCACAACGATTCTAATGAATGGCGACTGGGGAGTAACCGAGCAACGGACGGCAAATTTTGTCCTCGTTGGACCTCAAACGGGACCAAGATCAACGATCAGTTTTGCATGCTCTAACGGGGCGGCATCTTCAGCTATCCGCGTCCAGTTCATATCGTATGGGTATTAAGATGACCATGAGAGCTAAATTCGATGATATGGGTCGCGTGACCGGCTTTTACCCGGCTGACCTTTTTCCAGAGCCACCTTCCGGCACCATCGAAATTGAGGACAGCGACCATCAGCGGCTGCTCGATTCTCCGGACGGATGGCGATGGGACGGGATGACTCTCGTTTCGCACGAGCCGCCGTCAGCACCAGTCGATTTGGTGGCGTATACAGCTCAAAAGCGATGGGAAACGGAAGTCGGCGGCATTGTTGTGAATGGACTGATCGTCGCTACGGATGACCGATCAAAGATCATGATCTCTGGTGCGCGTGTCGCCGCACAGAGCAATCCAGAATTCACAACTGACTGGAAATCGCAGGACGGCACCTTCGTCACCATCGATGCGGCGGCTGTCGTTGCGATAAGTGATGCTATCCTCGCACATGTATCCGGCTGCTTTTCGATTGAGGCCGCCATAATCGCCGACATTATGGCTGGCGTGATTACCGCACCTGCGGAGATTGACGCCGTGTTCTTGAATGGCCTCAGCCAGGGAACTGACGAGTAGGGACGGCCACGTCAATTCGTGGCGGCGGGCCAATCCGGCAAGAGCAACCCGCCCGACAGCCGTCAGAGATAACCGTCGCATCCGGCCCTTTCGGGCGTTCGGCTTGTGACTGATTCTTGAGAAGCAGTACATGACCATTCGGACCAACTCTGTCACCGTCGATCCGGTATCTCCGCCCGCAGCCTATATCGGCGGCAAGCGGCAACTCGCCAAGCGCATCTGCACGCGGATCGAGACGATTCCTCATGCGCTCTATGCAGAGCCGTTCGTCGGCATGGGCGGTGTGTTCTTCAGGCGCGCGTCAGCGCCACGCGCCGAAGTCATCAACGATCGTTCCGGCGACGTGGTGAATCTGTTCCGCATCCTTCAGCGCCACTATCCCCAGTTCATGGATACGCTGCGGTTCCAGATTACCAGCCGGCGCGAGTTCGAACGCCTGAAGGCCAGCGATCCCACGACGCTAACCGATCTGGAGCGGGCCGCTCGCTTCCTCTATCTCCAGCGGCTCACATTCGGCGGCAAGGTGGCGGGACGTTCGTTCGGCGTGAACTATAGCGGACCGTCACGCTTCAACCTCACGACGCTCGCACCGTTGCTTCAGGACGTGCATGAGCGGCTTTCTGGTGTGGTGATCGAGAACCTTGACTGGCAGGCATTCATCGACCGCTATGATCGCCCGGAGACACTGTTCTATCTGGACCCGCCATATTGGGGCACCGAGAACGTGTATGGCAAAGAGCTGTTCGGCCGGGATCAGTATGAGGTGATGGCCGAGCGCCTCGGTCGGATTAAAGGCCGCTTCATTGTGTCGATCAATGACGTGCCGGAGATCCGCTCGATCTTCTCGGCCTTCGCGATCGAAGACGTGTCGCTGACCTATTCGGTGTCTGGCGGTAAGGGAAAAGCGGTGCAGGAGCTGATCATCAGCGGTGGGGCTTAATGGCCCCGCAAGCTGCCTTTAACGATCAAAGGGTGCAGGAAAACTTGTTGCCGTCTGATCTTGCGCGCCCCGCCATGCGACACGGTAATTTCAGGGTCAAGAATTGCCGTTGCCAGATCGTCGGCACCGACATAACGTCCCCTCGTTCGAAAGGGGGCATACACATATGAAACGTACAGCACTTTTAGCTTTGTCGATGTTAATGGGGTTACAGCCGTTAGCTCTTGCGACCGACAACTCCAATGCTTCGCTAGAAGAATTCTCTTCGGATCTGCTCGCACTCTATAGTCTCTCTGGCACGACCAAACGCCAGCTGGCGGATATGAACCCGAAAGCCAAGGTTTATGCCGTGAACAGGATCCTCAAACAGGCTCAGGCTTTTGAGACTAAATGGCGAGACAGTGATCTTATCGAGTTTGAGCGCTTTCGATTTGCCGGTGGGGACCAGTTGATCCTCGACGTCGAGTTTCATTTTAAATGAAGCGCCCCTTTAACTGGCCTTTGAAAGGTATTCAAAGGCCAGTTCCCAGAATCGATCTGCTCTAAATGTCACCGGAAAAAATCTAAAAGTCAGCGGTGCGCTACACGAACGGACCCTGTATTGATGGTAGCGGAGGAGGGATTCGAACCCCCGACACAAGGATTATGATTCCTCTGCTCTAACCTACTGAGCTACTCCGCCCCGGTGCCCCATCGATCTTGCTTCGATCGTCGAAGCTTCGCAATGCTTTGTTCTGCGGGGAACGGCGCGGGTATAAGGTGGGTAACAATGCCGTGTCAAGCGTTCTTCATCACGGCCAAGACTTGTCTTCGCGCTTTTGCCTCGATAAGGGAGTGGCGAACGCAAAGGCTTGGAATTA